CAAGGTCAACCAGAGTCGACCAAGTCACGCCATCTTGCGAGTATTCATAGATGATCGACCAAGTGCCGCTGGCCGCTGGCAAAAAACCAATCGAGCCAATAAAAATGGGGTTTGACGCTCCGTAATTGACCGAGATATTGCCGTTGGGCGTGGTCTGCGTGCAAATAGTGTCCACGTCGCCGTCATAGACGTTGCCAAGCGTGCCGCCAGCCGAGGTGGTGTATGACCCGTCAGGGCGGTTCATCCAGCGGTACAGGGCATTGAGCACGTCGTTGCCGCCAAGGGGCAGCAAGTACGTTGCCCGGTCAGGAGTAAAGCCGTAAACCTTTTTGTCAATGGCCCAATACTGGATGCCAATGTTGATCAGGTTGGACAGCAGAAAAAACAGCGACTCGCGGGCGCTCAGGACCTGCTCGGAGGTCAGCTCTTCAGCCAACTTCCCGCAGCGACGTGCGCCGTGATCAATCAGCGTTTGGACCGTTATAACGGTAGTGCCTACAGAGCCTGAATATGCCATGTTGTTTCCTTACCAGCCGGGACAGTTCCAACGCTGCATAGATGCGCGAGAGCGGCTGCCCTTTTCGCTTTTCTCTGCCACAGGCCCCATTCTCGCGCAGAAAGAGTCCTTGCGCGGGCCTCCTTGGGGCTGTGGAGCCTTTAAATTAGACCCGGTCTCACGGTTGTACTTGGCGCGGCCTTTGGCTGTCAGGCCAGCGCCCTTGTCGGCAGGAAGCTTCTCGCCACGACCAACTGCAAGGTTGACTTGTTTTTTGGTCATTTTATTTTGGCTGTCTTAGCCGACTGCTTAAAGTCTTTAGCCGTTGGAGCGCCTGCGCTACCCGGCTTGCGCATGCGCTCGCCAGAGCCTTCAGCGATTCTCTGACGTTTTGCATTGATATTTTCATACAAGCCACCTCCTTTGAATTTTTTACCCTCATCTGCCTTGGCAAACTCTTTGCCAACCTTTTGAGAGATGCCCACTTTTTTGGCGAACGCAGGGTTATGTGCGACCGCCTGCATCAAGTTATGCTGGGAAGATGATTTGCTTGGCATGATCAGCCGCAGAAAATAGTCACTCCCGCACCAGCGGGCAATGTGACGTGAATGTCTGTGTTGAAACGGATGCCGTTGCCGGGGATAAGCGTGGCAATAACAGCAGTGTTGGTCGTAATATTCACGCGCAATCGTTCTGTGCCGCCAGAACCGCCGTCGCGGAATACGATTTCACCAGCAACCCCACCAGAGGCAAGCTGATAGCCAGCAAGGTTTGTTGCGCCAGCGTAAATTGTGCCAGTTGCGTCATTATGTTCCGCAAATACATTCGTCAATGTTGACATCTAAATCTCCAATTAAAAGCAGGGGCCGAAGCCCCTACCTTGTTTTAGCACGTCACCGATCCACCACGCTTTTTGGCAGGTGTCACAGTGACTGATTCTTTGGTCTTCGTCACGCTGTCAGCTTTGGGAGCCGAAGAGAACAGGTCTTTGGCCGCGCTCTTCACTTTACCCATCACCTTACCGGGGAAGCCACGGATTGACTTGGCCATAGCCATATCGTCATCGCTTGGGCCGATGGATTTGTCATAAGCGCCTTTAGATGCGTCGGTCAGGCCGCCCTCGGCTTTCTTCACTTCGCCACCTTTTTTGAAAGTGCCAGACAGTTCGTTGATGCTTACCGGAGCCGAAGGCTTTTTACGGCCTTGCGGCATCGCGACGGGGCGACCTGAATTAACAGTTCCCCCCGCCGCGTAGGCTTTTTTTGCTGAACCGCCCTTCTTGTAAGCGCCGTCCATCATGCCGCCGTCCATCATGCCGTCACCAGCCATGCCGCCGTCCATCATGCCTTTAATTTTGCCGCCTTTTTTGTAGCCGCCAGCATTGGATTTTGCGACGCCACCAGTAGCGTAGCCGCCTTGGCCTTTGACAACGCCGCCTGTTTTAAAGCCGCCTTGACCATTGACCACACCACCAGTTTTCAGGCCTTTATGGCCCTTGCTGGCAGGCTTCGACTCGTGAGACTTCAGCTCTTTTTCAAGACCCTTCATCTTTGACATCTCGCCTTTGTGCGCTGCTTTAGATTCCATCTCTGCTTTGCCGCCTTTTTTCATGGCGGGCATGGGAGAGGGAGCGGGCATTGCGGGCTGCATTGAAGCCGCGCCGCCAACAGGACCAGCAGGTCCAGCACCAGCAGGCATGCCCTTCATGGCGCGGCGACGCATGGCCAGCGAAGGCTTCATCGGTGCGCGACCCATTGGCATACCGCCACGGGCAGGCATTGCAGGGGGCATAGCGCCAGCAGCGCTCATGGGCGAACCCATCATGCCACCGTCAGCCTTTTTGACCACCTTGCCGCCTTTTTTGAGCTTCAGTTCAACTGAAGGCTCAGTGGTCTCCATCTTGACCATTGGTTTAAATTGACCCATGACGCGCTCCTTTAAGCTTGCGTTACGCCAAGAGCACCAACGCGAGTTGCGTTAGGGCCGACGGCGATTGCTGGCAACAAAATGCCCATTACTGTGCGAACGATGCCGTTCGACGCAGTGGCGGGGACGTATGTACCGCGCACATCACCAGTTGTGGTGGTTGCGGTTGCGGTGTCAGCGGCCACAAAAGTGCCAGCGTCTTGCGCCAATGTGTTGTTGCTCTTGACGCTTGCCACATAAGCAATGTTTGCTACGCGAACTGGGATACCCAGCACGTTGGTTGTGCCAACAGTCAGAGCAGTGCCAGTAGCGCCACTCACGCTCACAGAGGTGATGAGGTAGAAGGCTTTCAAACCACTGACGGCAGTGCTTACAGCGGCGCTGGAGGTGATTGCTTCGCTCATCGCTTGACCGTAAATGTCAAAGCCAGAAACGGTCACAGTTACTGGTGCGACACCCAAGGTGTAAGTCAAGCCTGTTGGTGTGCCTGCGGTCGTCACAACTGCCGCCCCTGCTGTTGTAGTCAGGGTTGCAGAAGTAGCGGTTACAGCGGTCAAAACGTAGGTCGTTGGGTCTGTGTAGCCAGTGATAGTACCTGTGCCACCCAGAGTGCCGGAGATGGTCAAACGCTGACCAGTCACCAAGCCTGCTTGAGAGGCAAAAGTGATCTGACCACCAGTGCCAGCAATCACAACGGTAGACAAGGTGGCAACTGCGGCAGTTGCAGTCGTCACGCGAACACCGCGAGGCACATCAACTGCCAAAGCAGAAACACCGGAGGCTGTAGTGACCGACTTAACATTGGTTCCAGCCGTTAAGGTCAACGCACCAGCAGCGGCAGGTGTTTGCGATGCGGCAATGTTGTTTGCCACGGCGGCTTGAGGAACCACATCCCACACATAAATGCGACCCAGTGGGCCAACACCAATGCTCATTGGAGATGGATTTTCAAAAACATCTAAGTTATGCAATGTCAACGCAACGGTGTTTGCGATATTGATTGCTTGGTTAAGGGTGTAAGTGCCAGCGCCACCAGTACCAGTGCCAAATGCAGTGATATAAGTGCCGTCAGTTACGCCAGTTCCGTCAACAAACATACCAACCGTGATTGGAGCACCGAAGCCCACAGAAGTGATTGTTAGGGTTGCGGAAGAAGAACCACCAGTACCACCAATTGCGGTAGTGGAGTTGTTGCGCAGACCCACACCCATGTAGGTTTGGGCTGGTCCTAAAAACAGGTCATCAGAAAATTGAGGCATTTTGATCTTCTCCTTGAAAAGCTTGATCAGTTAAAAAAAAGGGCTGGCTTTTTAGACCAGCCCTTGGTACTTTACACGCCGGGTGTGCCGTACATTGCACGCGGATCGGTGAATCCGGGGATGTAACGCTCAGTGGCCTTGTAGCGCATAGAGTCGGTCTCGAAGTCGCCTTCCATGGTCTTCTCAAGCTTGCGACGCATCAAGAGCTTCATGCCCTCGGGTGCATCGGTTTGCACGAAGAACGCGGTAGCGCTTGTCAAACGGCTGATCACAGCAGCGCCTTCGTCCAGCAAGCCGATGGACTTGACAGGGTTCAGGTCGTTGTTGGCTGTGCCAGAACGCAAGACGCTCTTCAACAGAACTTCAGCTTGGAAGACGTTGCCGGGGGCCACCACCAATTGGCGGGGAACCAGACGGATCTTCTTGCCGTTGTTGTCCACAGCTTGACGGATTTGGATCAGCATCTGCTCCAGAGAAGTCTGGCTCAGGTTGGCAGCGGTAGCCAACTGGTTGCTGAAAGTGCCGTTCACGATGGGGTGGGCTGTGTTAATCAAAGACACGCCGTCGCCGCCGGGGAAGCTGCTGTTGAAGCCACGGTTCAA